AGGTGGTTTGTTTTGCCATAAACTTTCTTTCCGCTTCACAGCGGTAAAATCATGATTTAACGCTTGGCTAGTTTTTCGTGCTTGGCAATCTCTGCCGCAATCTTGGCTGCTTCATCGGCGGCATCATCATGCCCTGAATACTGCTTGCAAAGGTTGTCTACAATGACCGTCAGCGGCTTCATCATCAGCAGGCTTTGGTTTGCATTGCGTTTCAGTTCTTCGCGCCTCCTGCCCGGCTCCACCTGTCGCCATGCGTCAATGTCGCTTTCCTCCACAAACAGGTCATACAATTCACGCAATTTCTGCCGTAATACTGCAATCTCTTCCTCGCCTAAAAAGTCCGTTGGCGCAATCGGTCTGCCTGCCATGTTATTTTCCCCCTATGGCTGTCAAGTTTGGTGGTGCAGACGGCAGCAAGTCCCCCGGCCTCCACCAGAATGATGTATTGTTTTCACGTTCCACCCTGCTTTGCATGCGTGACAGGTAGCCGGGATTTACAGCTTCCTGCGCCCGGTTGAATATCAGCGCGTCAATTGCCTGCTTGGTGTACCAAAGGTTAGGAATGGCGTTGTTCTTGACGAACTGCAATGTTTCTGCTGCGGCTTTGGTCGGCTTGCCCTGTGCCAATTCCTGCGCGTTGCCAGCGGTCAGCTTGACAACATCGGTTGCAGTTGCAGCCAATGGGCCAGCCAACGTGGTTGCTACGTTCTGCCCCATGCGGTTGACGTCACCAAACAGGAAGTCAGAGAATACACCCAATCCACCGGATTGACCGGCTGCACCTATCCAGAATTTAGCATCCTGCATGTCGCGGGGATTGCGTCCCTTTGACAGTTCTTTCAATTGCAATGAGAATGCGCCCATGCCTACCAATGACAGCGCATATGCCGCCATATGCCCGGCAAATTTTAGATTGTTACCTTCTAAATTGGTGAACAGGCGCGGCATTACTTTGGTCAGCATGGTAACGCTGAACATTTTGAACAGGGCAAACGATTTCCAAATTTCACCCTTGGCGCTGCCGCTTTCCTGCGTGCCAAGCACAAATGCCCTTTCACGTGCGCCCGGCTCTATCACGCCATAAACAGCTTCATCGGCAAACATGGCAAACAACCTTGAGCGTGCGGCGGCATCGTCCACCATTGACGGAGCAATGATCTCCCTGCCGTTGAAGTCAACTGGCGTTGTCTGGCGTATGGCATCCCACATGGGGGCGTCAATGCCGTTGCGTTCCAGCATCAGCCGGAAACCGTTATCAAGCCTGCCGTACTCTGTGCCGCGTTCCCTTGCCATGCCACGCGCCAGCAGTACGTGAAAACCGCGCTTCATGCTGTCCGTCCACCACTTCATGAATCCGGCCTTGATAGTGAACTGTGCCAGTTTGGAAGTCACAGACTTGTCATTAGTGGCATCCATAAACCGGCTGCCTGCATCCTGATAAATGCTTTCAATGGCTAAACCTAAATCCTCGGCGGCGATGCGGTCTTTCTTGTTGCCCGGCTTTAGTGCGCTGGCAATCTCACGAATGGCTGGGGCGATGCCTAAACCATCCTTTGCCGCCATTAGCCCGAATGTTGCTATATCGGATGGTTGGGATAGCAAGGCGCTGCCGAGCTTAGTGAATACCTGCCAGTTACGGGCAGCGCTGAATGCGTCTGATAACAGCCCCGTTCCGGCGGTCGGGCGGGAACCGGATAGCTCCATCCAAATTGATTCCAGTTGGTGCAGACCGCTGAACATGCCGCCGCTGGTCTTGCCGTCCTGTTGTTTCGCTTCGGCCAGCAGTGCATCAAAGTTCTGAGCGTCCATGTTTTCCATCAGCGCCAAATCCTTTGCGCGCTTCTGGATATGTGACACCATTGTGGTCATTACGTCACTGGCACCATATAGCTCGTTGGCTTTCAGATAGCTGTCGGCATCCTTGAAAAACAGTGAGCGTTCAGACGACAAGCGGGATGCCAGCGAACCTTTGCCGCCGCCCCCTTGCCCCTTGTTGGCTCCGTCCGTTGCCAATGTGTCAAAAGCGTTGTTGAGGAATTTCCGCATCTGAGCATCGTTGAAATACTCGCCGGTGGTCTTGTCGATATATGCGGCGTGGTCGCGTTTGACCAACTGCATCATGTTATCAACCCATGATTTACGCGCTTTCTCGGTAAGCTGCACCTTTTCGGCGCGGGTCAATCCGATGCCGCTGGCAAGCTTGCCCTTTTCCGCGTTGGTCAGTCCGGCAAACATCACCTTTGTTCTGGCCCATGCCTGCGGGATATAGCCGTCTACCATGCCAATGTCGGCACCAGCTTTATTCAGACGGATGCGCATCGTGTTGTTGACTTCGTTGATTGCCCTTGCCAGATTCGCCACGTCTGCATCTTGTATTGTGCCGGGTTGGATTAGCTCATGTACCAGGTCACGATACTGCCCTTCATTCATGCGGAACCCAAACACAGAATTCATGAACGGGCGCAATGGTTTAACCAACGGCTGCATCATTTCATCGGTCAAGCCTTTGGCAATCGCCTGCAAATTCTGCACATTGCTTTTGCCTGCCGTGTCGCCCACAAGGTAATCGGTCAATGCCTGTATGCGGGTGCGGTCAGGGTCGTTTAGTTGCAGTTCGTCAAGGTCATTGCGCCGCGCTTCCAACCGTCTGGCGCTCTGCTGTTGCCGCCGGATGGATTCTTTCTTGTCCTGCAATGCCTTTTGCAGTTCCGCTTTTGTCAGTGCCGTGAATCGTTCTTCCGGTGTCATTGCCAAATATTCAGCGGTATTGGCTTTGCTGAACTTCTCAATGCCCAGCCGTTCAAACTCTTGCCGAATATCGATCTGGTCTTGCGTCAATCTGGTTTTCAGATATTTGTAACGTGTTTCAACCGTGCCGATAACCTGGGCGATTTCCTCTTTGGATAATGCCCCTTCCAATTTGGTTTCTATGGCGTTGACCATTTTGGAGTTAAGCACGTCATCCGGCATGGATGCGGCGGCTGATTGTGCTGTGTTGAGTTTAGCGGTCTGCTCGTTGTCTACCGCGTTGATGTCCACGCCAACCAGACCGCGTTCATCGGCAAAGATGCGCTTGGCAAAGTTCCATAAATCAGCGGCATACCCTTTGACGCGCTCCCATGACTCGCCAAGCAGAGTTTTTAAATTTTCAACGAATGATTTTGGCGTCTGCGCGCCGTTCTCGTATACGTGAAGGGAAACGTCTTTTAAATCCGGCACAACGTCTTGAATAGCCTCTGCGGACGCTATACGCTCGTTTACTGTTTTTAGCGCAACATCATCAAGCAGATAGGTATCTTTTGGAGTATGTTCGACGCTGGCAAGGTTGATTTCCGGCTGTTTGGCTGGTAACTCCATCACTGGCAAGTCACCCTTGACCATTTCCGGCGTGATTAATTCCGACACGTCCACGGGTTTCAGGTTGTCAATGTCAACAATTGCCTTGTCCATTGCTTTCATGTGCAAATCGTAGCTGTCCGGCTCTACAATCGGGTTGCTCTCTTTTGCCAATTCCTGCACCTGTTTGACGCGCACGGCATCATCAACCTTGACATCGGATGCAATCACCTCTTCCGCTTTGGCAACCAGATTGCTGGCTTCGGTTTCAGTCTTGCCAGTGTCCTGCATGATTTTCTTGACAGCGCGTTTATGGGAAAGGCCACCCAGCAGCAAGCCCAGCGCAATATCAAGCCCCACTTCTTGCGCCCCGAATACTTTTACCTTCTCGGCAATTTCGGGATACTTCTCTTCAAGTATGCTTTTCTCAATGGCGCGGGATGCCATGCCTGTAGGGATATTGGCGGCGGTCTGTTTGCCGATGGTGCCAACAAGGGTCTTGCCGCTGCCGACAATTTCACCAAGCCCTGCCATTGCTACGGCAGATAGACCGGACGCGGCAGCGGCTTTGCCTGCTGTCGTACCATCTACACCCTGATTAACAAGGTCAACGCCTGTGCGGCTCGCCATTGTGGTTGCGCCTGTACCTAAACCAATGCCGGGCAGCAGGAATGGTGTCAGGCCGCGTAACACTTCGCCGGTGATCTCCCCGGCTTTGCTGATTTCATCCGCTTTGGGGCGTTGCAGCCAATCCGGTTTGTCAATGACATTAAAGGCGTTCTCTGCCCATTGGTCAGCGCCCAATGCCGCGCCGACGCCACCGGATAAAAGGTTGACGCCTTTGTAAATATCCTGCACAGCCAGCCCCACGCTTTTACCGATAAATTCAAGGTTATGGCTTTGCGGAGTATCAACTGCACTCGGCTGTTTGGGTCGGGCAGAACCAAACTGCTGCTGTTGCGCTATTGCAACGGATTCTTGTGTAGGTATATTTAGCAGTGACATTGATTACCTCATTGGAAATAACTAAACGGTACAACTAAATCGCGGCCTGATTTGTCTTTAACATACTCGCCATCACGCAACCGCTTGTAGCCGATCGGCGTCCATATTAACGGGCCGCGCAAGTCCTGAACGGTGGTGTTAAGGTCAGCGGCGGCTTGCGGCTGATTGTTGCGTGGGAAATTGGCAACCTTGTCAGCATCTAGGCCGCTCGGCACAAGCGTCATGGAATAGGAACCAAACACGCCGGATGTGGTTTTAACTACCTTGCCGCCGATTTTCTCCAATATCTTTTTAGGGTCGGCTTCCTGCCCCGAGGACGCAAGGCTGGTCATGGTGCCGACAAAGATGTCCTGCATCCGGTCATAATCGTCTGTGTAGTTGGATAATCCTGTACCATTGAAATATTGAGCAAAGATGCCCTTGAAACCTTTTATCTGTTGCTGCACTTCGGGATCTATGGCTTTCTTCTGTATCAGGTTTGCGCCGTTGATGTATGCACCGGCTACCCCCGAATCAACAGTATTTGCCGCCAGTGCGTTACCAAAGATAGGGGCTTTACCCTTTACGCTATCGGCAATCAAGCCGATTGTGGCTGCTTGAAGGTCGCCCGGCATACCGGAAACAATGCGGTTGACCAGGTTAATGCCCTTGTTGGTTGATGCGTTACCCAGCGCGGCCAGCCCTTCTGCTTCGCTTCTGGATATAGGCGGCACGCCATATTTAAGTGCAAACTGCATCCGTTGCGGCAACAGTGTCTCAAGGTTGTTCATCGTTAAAGGCTGCAACAATACCTGTTTTTCTTTGGGCGATATTTGTGCTGTTGACACTGTAAAGCGGTAAGGGTCTTTGGCGGCTGCTTCCGCCTGCCATCCTACGCTGTTGACTTTGCCAATCAGATTATTGACAAGCTGCCTCTGCATCGGAGTGCGCGCGGAACTTGACAAGCGTGTGATTGCGGCGGTGTCCGGCACTTCGTTGTTCCTGATTGCGTCCTGTACCTGATACAATGCAATCTGATAATCCTGGCTGGTAAATTTATTGCTTTCGCTCTGTGCATGTTTAATAGCAGTGTCCAGTTTGCCGTGCGCGTCTTTAAGCAATGACTCCCTGACATCGGCATCAAGGTCAGGAAACATCTTATATCTGACATTACCTTCTGCATCCTTGCCGCCGGTTGCGGAGTATTGTTTGATGAACGCTTTTAGTCCTGGAATGCTGTGCATGTTGGCGTCAAGGTCTTTGCTCATGTCCAGCTTAGCAATGTCCTGATATTCCTTGTATAGCCTTTTGACAAGCGCATCCTGCCCTTCGCCGGTCATGCCCCATTGTTCAGTCAGGATGCCTTTTATCTGCTCAAACTTGGTGCCTGCATCCACCGGCAGGCTCTTGATCTGTTGGATGGCTAAATCCACGTCTGCTTTGGCTGAGTCCTGTAATGATTTAGTCAATCCGGTTTGCAGTGTCAGGTATTGCTGTTTGGATGCCTGGATTACCGGGGCCATGATCTGCTTGGCCTGCGCCGGGCCTAATGTCTGCGTCAGTTCTGCCATGCGCTTTGTGATAATGCTGTCATTCTCTTCTTTGTACTGTTTCAGCACATCGGCAGGGTCGTCATATTCGCCGGTCTTCGGGTCAACCCTAGGATTGAAGTTTTGCAGCCATTCCTGTGCCGAACTTACCATACCAAGCGTGACATCAATGTTGCCAACCAGGGCATCGGCGGCGTGCTTCATGGTCTGCGCTTTAATCAGTGCGTTGTTGCTGTTGGCAATCTGCTGGGCAAAGGCAGGCGCATATTGCTGTTTGGCAAATTCTGGCGCGTCATTGAAGAGGTCATCTTTAATGGTCTGCTGCATGGATTGCAGATGCTCCCGCTGTTCCTCTTCACTGGCTGGCTCGTCTGTCCATTCGCCCTTATCGTTGATCTTGGTCAGGCGTGGCGCAACGGTGGTGGCGGCATCAAGTTCCGCATTGGCGTTGACCATCTTTGTGCGGAATTCGGAATCAAGTTTAGCCTTGCGTGCCAGTTCGTCGCTTATTTCCTGCTGGAACATGGAATGACTTAAATGATTCAGCGAATTAGCAAGGGACATCCCGGCAGGGCTGATAAGGTCAGGCGCGGCAGACCATCCCAGCGGTGGAGTGTTCGCGGTTAAATCTTTCAACCCTTGTGTCTGATATGCTTGGGGGATGCGCATTGTTGCCCCTTAGTAATTCAGCTTCGTATTAACGCCAAGTGAATAGCCGGTACTGTTCAGGCTGCTTGACGAAATCATGTTGTCAGACTTCACCTTGTTGAGTAACGCATTCTGTATGTTATAGCTGCTGTAAATGCTCAAGGCTGAACTTGCCGCCTGCAAAGACGAACCGGCAATAATGCTGCCAGTGCTTGGCAGATTCAGCGTTTGCTGCTTATAGGCCAGCCAGTTATCTTCCAACCTCATACGGAGGTTTTCACCGATAGTGTTCTGGTCTTTTTGCCCTAGTGCGGCGGTTTCATCGGTGGTCAGTTTAGCAAGGTCGCCAGCGTTCAGGTCAACCCCTGCGCCTGCCAGTGCTGCGCGCTGCCGGCTTTGCAATTTTAGATTTTGCAAACGCGCCTGTTCTGCCTCTTGTGCGGCCTGCGCTCTGGCTCTTTCGTCTGCAATGCGCTTTTGTTCGTCTGCTGCCTTGCGTGCGTCAATGGCATTGTCATTGGCTGTATAAGCGGAATAGGCGGAACTTGCCAAACTGACAACAATGGCAGCTACGGACATGGTGGTGGCCATATCTACACCTCCCGAACTGACGCGGTATACGCGCCAACTACTGTCACAAATTCAAATCCCATAAACCGCCAGTATTTGCGGCGGGTATCGTCTACATTAATGGTCAGGTCTGACACAACAACACGGGTACACCCATCATCTTTCATATCTTGCCGTATCTGTTCAAATGCCTTGATGGTCAATAACAAGACGCTTTTGGTGCGCTTAAAGGTTTCGTTGTGGAATTCGGCGGCAATCGGCTCTTTCTGATCTTTACGCCATTTACCCCATGCAACCACCTCGCCGTCAATCAGCAGATGGTAATGGTGCCACTCTTTAACCTGTATGTGCTGTAGCTCAATCATTCACGCTTACCTTTTTGACGATTGCCAGAATGGTGCATGGCAACGGCTGTTTTTGCTGGATGATTACCACGCCGCCGTCATCCCAGCCGGTAATATTGGTGATGGACTTGTCACCCGTGAACAGCTGCACCGTAGAATCAAGCACATCCTCCCCGAACTTGCGGAATGGTACAGTTTCGCCGTTTATGGTGCAGCCCTGCGTCTGGTACAGTCGAACCTTGATAGCATGCACGGAAACCGCGCTGCCGTATGCGGATCCGGCTTGCGTATTGGTTTCAACCGGCAAGTCAATCACGGTGCTGTCATAATGCAGGCCGATTTCAACGGCTTTGGCTGTACGCGGCAAGGTCAGGCTGCCGCTGGTTACAGTCTGCTGCGGCATAACTACGCCATCAGCAACAATGTCAACGGTCATACCTTCAAGATGCGTTAAGCCTGTCCAGGTTGCTTTGCCGGTGGCATCGGTGCCAACATAGGCGGCGTCTGTGTTGATGCCGGAGTCAAAATATTCAATATAGCGTTTGGTGCTGCCGTTGATGGTGCGCTCTACGGCCAGCCAGACCTGATCTTCTGCGCCGTAAGGGATGGTTGCCATGCTTTCAACGTCACCATTGGTGACATGCCTTGACCAGCCCTGTATGCCTTGCGCTTTATTGTAGGCGCATGAAACCATGTCGCCATCTACGCGGCATCCCCATATCAGGCTGTACGGCTCTTGTGCATAGGCAAACTCTTTAAAGCCGGTGCCTGCAATATGGTCTGACAGTTCGGTGATGTCGGTTGCAACATAGTTGTCAATGGCATAGTCATAAGCCATGTTTCTAAGTTTCTGCTTGCTGCGTTGCGTGAAGAATATCTCTGAACCGATCTTGAACGGCTTGACAAAGGAACAGCCATGAGATGTCGCCGTCCTGATCTGGATATTTGTCGGAGTAAGTGCGGCGTCGCTGCTGCCTTCAATGGTCATCTCTGCGCCATATGTCAGGGCCGTGATTAGCTTGGTGGTCATCAGGTGCAGGATAACCGCCATACGGTCAGTAAAAACGGTTACAGCAATGGAGTCATCATCTGACGTGCCTGTGGTAAAATCTGTCTTAGCGCCGTTCTTTGACATCCAGACAGTTTGCGGGTTGCTTGGCACGTTGGCAAATATCAGTCGTTGCTCAAACATGGTCACGGCGGCGGGATAATTGCCAGCGCCCCATGCTGCCGGTGCAGATGTAAATGATATGTCAGCTAATGCCCAGCTAGTGTCGCCGCTGCGGGTCAAGGTTGCCGGGGCGTGGTTGGTGTGTGCGATATACATTGTGGTAGCTTCCTGCACCACTGCAATGTCGGGCAGGTCTGCTTCTGTATAGGTGGTCGGGATTTCGTAAGCGGTATCAGTTGCAGCAGTAGCAACCCATTTACCGGCGGCAAGGTCAGTTGCAAAGGTGTCGGATGTGTGCGCCACAATACAGCGATAATAATTGCCGCCATTGGTTACAAGGTCGCCTAATACATAAGCGGTCGTTGTCAACCATGCGGCATAGGTTTTGGTTAACAATGCACAGTCTTTATAAAAACGGATATAGTTGTTACCAAACTCAAGGATATAGGCAATGGTGGTGGAATAGACGAACGGAATCAGCCGGACGGCTTTTGTGCTGTCTTTCACTTCGGCAACAAAACGCATCCCAGGACGCCGCTTGATGCCGCCATGCACCATGACAAAAAAGTTTTCAAGTATTTGCGAACCGCTTTGGTAAGCAGGCAAGTCTGAGCGCCCTAACAGTTTGGGCGTTAGTTCCCCGGCGATGAAGCGGTTTTTTAAATAGTTGAATTTTGCCATTAAAAGTACCTTGTGCTAATCAGCGGATAGTCAACAAAGTTCTCTTGCGGCTGTTCCGTGCCGTCATAGAACCGCGCTTCACGGAGCATGGCGTTGTATTTGTTGGTTTCAGTCACTTGCCGCTGGTCGCTCTTGGTGATCGGATAAGCCAATTCTGCCGACATGCGCTGCGTCATTACGTCAACCAGCGCGGCGTCATAGGTTGACGGGTCTGTGTTGCGCCAGATGTATTTCAAGTTGATTGCGGTTTCGTTAGTCAGGATGCGGCCGCTTTCAATACGGTAATCAACCAAATCCTCCAACTCCAATATCCGCAAACAGTCAGGCGGGATAACAAACTGATAGGCATACCCCCATGCAGGAGTTGCGCTTTCCGGTGCCAGGATTACCCGCTTGGTTGCACAGTTCCATGTATGCGCACGCAACACGGCATCACGTGTGCTGGGCCACAAGTTGGCGCATATACCGGCGATCTGCGTTGCATCGGTAAAGCTGGATATGGCAGGCGCGCCGAGTTTCAGCAAAGCGTTGGAGCATATGGATATGTCAGTTGCCATCAATTACCCCTGATTTGAAAAATGCGGGGCAGTGGGAGGAACACCACCCCGCGCCGTTGGCCAACGGTTAAGCACCTACAATGGTGATATAGCCATTGAAGGTTGCGTCTTTCGGAATACCGGCAGTTTCAGACTTGGCCTGGATAATAACCTCTGTGGTTGAGTCAACAAAGAATGTCATGTCGTCAGATGCGGCTGAACGCGACTCACTGAAATAAGTTGCAGCGGCGGCAGTGGCAACGTCAGCGGCAGAGATAAAAGCATCTTCGTCTGCTGTTACTGCTGTGCCGTCAAAGTTGGTATAGCCGGTGTGACCGACATCCAGCGTATTGCCTGTGCCGAGGTCGCTTGTGCAGATAACGGACTGGTCAAGCAGGATGCGGTATTTACCGGCAGGCAGTTTGACAAGGTTGACAAGGCTGTTTGCATCACCGGCAGCAGCCTGCTTATGGTTGAAATAAAACACTTTGGGGCTACCGGCATCATAAGCGGCATTCTTTACCGGAGGGGTGGCAACGGTATTTGCATATTGCGTACTGTTCTCAGTTGTAGCGGCCATTTGTTTGCACTCCTTGAAATGGGTTAAGGGGGGCTGTTACACCCCCCTGTTATTTAGGAAATTACGCTGTAATTACGTTGTCAATCTGTACTACCATGTTTTCCTCTACACGGACGGCACCCAGCGACATGCGGGCATAAACCTGCACGCTCTGGTTTTTGGTCGGCAGCACGTCAATGCTGGTGGTGATGTCTTTGCCGATACCCAGCACAAGCGCGTCTTTGTGGAATGCGTAGTTGTACTGGTGCGTAGAGTCAGACTTGGTGAGGAAGTTGGAGGTTACGAACTTGAAGCCGAGGAACGTATCAATCTCACCGGCAACCAATGCCTTGATGTTGTTGTAGTCTGCGCTGGTCAGAGTAGAGATGTTTAGCATGTCGTAAACCTGTTCAGGGGCGCACACATAAACGCGCCCGTCTGCCGGGACATCGAACTCGTCAAGAATCATCTTGGCCTGTGTCAGCTTGGCAAGGGTCAGACGTGCGGAACCGTGGGCGATCTTGTTGCCGCTGCCAAGTGCTGCGGTGCTGGATGCGGTGCGTGCGGAACCTTCCAACGCGGCCAGAATAACGCGGTCTTTGCGGCGGTTAAGTGCGGCAACGGCGGCTTCAACGTAGGGGCTTGTCGGGTCGATCAAAGCCTTGATCTTGTCCATCTCGTCAACAAGGTCAGACCATGCATAATCGGTCAGGTCAAGCCATCTGCGGGAATGCGGGGTATCAACATACTGCGTTTCAGCGTGGCGGGTGGTAAGCTGGTACGCTTCAGCGGCACCGATACGCTCAACGGCTTTGGATGCGCCGACAATGCCGGACTCTACACGGACAAGCCCTTCAAGTTTGCTCTGCTTCTGCTGTGCAAGGACATGGAAGTTACTGGAATACTGTTCAACAAATGCTTCATTGATGGTAAAACTCATGGCGGATAATCTCCTTTGGTTTGTAGGTTGTTACTGTCTTGCCTACGCCGGGGAGATTGTCCGCCATGAATCCCTGTGTGCGCCCTTGCGGGTTGTGCGGTGGGTTAATGATGGCGGATAATCTCCTTTGGTTTGTAGGTTGTTACTGCCTTGCCTACGCCGGGGAGATTGTCCGCCATGAATCCCTGTGTGCGCCCTTGCGGGTTGTGCGGTGGGTTAATGCGGGTCTTGTGCGTGGCACAAACGACTTATAAAAACGTATTTGTGCGGCCCTTGCGGGTTATCGCTCTATGCTATGACTCTGCTTTTGCCTTTAAACTTGGACTGGTAATACTGTGTTACCTGTTGCTTGACCTTGCTATGGTCGGGATGCTTCGGATTCCAATATGCTTCTGACTTCTGCAACGATTCCACATCAACGGCGCTCATGCCGCTAATCTCACCGGGCAGGCCGGGGTCTTCATTCAGATTCGCGCCCAGCTTGGCAAGCATGCGCATGACCGGCACACTCTGGCTTAGTACTTCAATGTTGCCCTTGTCCTGTTCATCTGCCACGGCATGAAAGGCTTTTTGCGCATTGGCAAACTGTGTGTCAAACTCTGCACCCCATTCCTGCCGCAATTGCGCTTCAATATCGGTCTTTGCAGCGTCCTGCTGCTGCGCCTGCATTGCCATCCCGTCTTTAATCAGGTTGGCATATTCATCCATGATGTACTGCACTTGCGCGTTGGTCATGCCTTTGGCGTGGCAACCTTTTAAAAAGCTGGT